CGCCGTCGCGTCGTGTCCGCACTCAATAGCCGCCCGTCGATCAGCCGCAAGCGGGTCGAGCGGATCAGTGACACGCTAGGCGTTTCGCCGCCGCCGGATACGAGCGAACGCCGCTGGGAAGCGGCCAAGAGCAACAGGCTCAATGAGGCCCACTGGGCAAGCGTATCAGGCCAGCCAATCAACGCGGAGATGAACGCGTGGTTGACGAACTTACGCCATCGCTGCGAGTATGAGATTGCCAACAACTCGCTGGTTGAGGGCATGGTCAACACCTACCAGCTTTGCTGTGTTGGTAGTGAGGCGCCCGCCCTATCGCTGACAACGGCCAACGAACAATACGCCGCTCGACGCGCCGCTATTTGGGATGAGTGGTCAAGCACCGCAGGCAGCAACCAACAGCTTTCGCTCGTCGAAATCCTTCACCTCTGGATTCGATCGCTATTCGGATCGGGCGAGTTTTTTTGCCAGCTTATCAGCGTGCCGGAAGCATCGCCGATTAGCCTGCGATTGCTGCCGATTCACGCCTATCGGTGCTTCACTCCGCCGTTCATGTTGGGCATTCCCGAAATTGCTCTTGGCGTGCGCCGCGACGTAAAGAATCGCAGGCCGCTGTCGTACTTCATTTCGCAGCCGTGGATCTACCAGGCGCACGAAGTCTATACCGGCACGTTCGACGAGATCCCCTATGCCGACATGATTCACGGCTATCAGCTTGTCGAACCGGATCAGGTGCGAGGCCTGCCATGGATTGCTACATGTCTTGAGTCGATTGCACAGCTGCGCGACTTCAAGCTCGAAACCTTGGACGCCGCGCGAGCCGCCGCCGACTGGGCCGTTGTGCTGACGACGCAGCATCCGGACTCGCCGTTCTTTCAAGTCAACGAGACCACTGACGTCGAACGTCGCACGATCCGCAGCATGCCGCCCGGGTGGGACGCGAAGCAAATGTCGCCTGCTCATCCCGGGCCGCAATTCGTGCCGTTCTATGAGGCCGTCGCGAGAGAGATCGGCGGACCGATTGCCATGCCGCTGATGATGCTTCTGCTCGATTCGTCGTCGTCGAACTACTCGTCGGCGCGATTCGATGGGCAAATGTTTTGGCGTGGCGTTGCCAAAACTCAAGGGTGGTTGGGTCGCATTCTCGCTCGCATTGAATCGCTTGTCGCCCGCGAGGCGGAATTGCTCGGCTTGCTGCCCGCTCCGCCGCCGGATCTTTTGAGGCAATTTGTGTGGCCTAAGGCGCCGCACGTTGACCCCGTTAAAGAGGCCACGGCCGAGCAAATGGCGCTACGCAATGGCTCGCTGAGCTATACGCAGCTTTGCGCGGCCAATGGCGTGTCGGTCGAGCAGATGATCGCGATGCGTAAGCGGGATAACGAGCGACTGCGGGCCGCCGGCCTGCCTGAAATTCCGGGCATCGACAGCACCGAGAAGACGGCCGAAATCAACGCCACCGCAGGACAAGACGCGCAGGCCGACGAGCCGATCCGATCGCGATTCGCGGGGGAGGTGTTCGGTGTCAACTAGCATCCGCAACGCCGCCATCCAGCCGCAAACGTACGACGATGAGACGCGATCCGCCATGGCCGTGCTAGCTACGGAAGACGCCGTTTACTCGACGGATGCGGCAACGGGCCGCCCCATTCTTGAAATATGGCGAATTGACGGTTGGGAGCCGGTCGAGCAGGTTCCCTTACTGGACAACCACGAACGCGGCAGCGTGGGTTGTGTCATCGGCTCGGTCGCTCGAATGGAAACGCGGGGCGACAAGCTGGTTGGCGTATTGGCCATCAGCGAGACGCAGCCGGACACCGCGACCAAGGTGCGCGAAGGGCATTTAAGGGACGTGTCGAGCGGCATTCAACCGCTCGAAGTGGAAGTGATTCCCGCCGGCGCAACGCGCAATGTGGCGGGAGAGGAATACACGGCGCCGGACGAAAGCGATCTGCGGATCGTCACTCGCTGGCGACTGCGGGAGGTATCGGTTTGCCCCATCGGCGCCGACCCGAAAGCAAAAATCAGAAGTCTTGCACAGGAGTACGGAGCGATGGAAATGACGCCGAAAATGCGGGCGTACCTGCAGCGAATTGGCATGGACGAAAAGGCCACCGACGAGGAAGCCCGCGGATTTTACGAGGCGCTGCCGGAAGGCGCTCGCAAGCGAGCCGACGCCTATGTTGTGGAAATCAGCGAAGAGGAAGAGGAGTCTGAAATGGAAATGCCGGACGCCCCGCAGCGGGCCGATGACGGCATGAAAGACGACGAGAAAGAGCGGGCCGACGACATCAAGACAACCGAAGGCGAAGACCTCGCCAAGATCAGCCGCAAGGCACCAGAGGCCGGCAGTAAACGATCGTCGCGACGTGATGCCGCACAAATCGAACGAGAACGAATCAAGGAAATCCACCGCCTTGGTGAGGGCTTGCCGACCGATGTGGTTCGCAAAGCCGTTGATGAAGGGTGGAGCAAGGAGAAGGCCGCTATGGCATTCGTAGATTCTTTCAGGTTCCGAACGCCAGCAGTTGGCCCCGCGATCCATTCCCGGTCGAGCGATAGCGTAGACGCCGAGGTGCTCGGCACCGCTCTTGCCATTCGATCAGTCGGCGACAACACGCTATTCAGCCAGCCGGGCCAGTACCGGCAAGGCGAGGGCGGTGACTTCGTACTGCGCCGATCGCACGACAAAAAGGCCCACGAGTCTCGCATGGACCAACTGCTGAGCCGAGCGCAGGAATACGCGCACGTCTCGCTGGTTGACATCTGCCGAGAAGCCTGCCGGCTCGACGGCAAGCCGATGTCGATGCGAACCGCTCCGAGTGAAGTCTTTCGTACGGCGGTCAGCGGATCGAGCTTGGCTGCCATCTTTACGACCAACTTCAATGCCCAATTTATGACGGGCTACATTGACTACGAAGACACCACAACGCAGTGGTGCCACGCCGAAGACGTCGTGAATTTCCTCACGCGCGAAGTCGCGACGATGGGCAAGTTTGGCCAATTGCAAAAAGTGTCTCGCGGCCAAACAGCCTTGGACATGAACGTGAACGACTGGAAGGAGTCGTACAAGATCGCTCGCTACGGCGGCAAGTTTGTCGTTGATGAGCAAGACATTATCAACGACCGTTTCGGCGCGCTCGAGCAGGAGTCGCCGAAGGACATGGGGCTTAGCGCCGCGCAGTTGCGGCCGGGCTTGGTGTACAGCGAAATCTTGAACAACGCCGCGCTCGATGCCGACGGCGGCAACCTGTTCAACGCGACTGCCGTATCGACCGCTGGCGGTCACGCCAACTACGCGACGACCAGTTCGGCGCTGGCGGCCGGCACGCTTCAAGCCGGCATCGCGGCCGTCCGCAAGCAGCGCATCGGCGACCGCGTGTTGAACTTGCAGCCCAAGTTCTTGATCGTGCCGCAGTCGCTCTATTGGTCGGCGGATGTGCTAGTGAACTCGCCCCAACGCATCATCGCGGCGGACTCGGGCGGTACTCGCAACCCGCTACTCGGCTTGCTCGGCGTGATTGCCGACGATCGTATTGGAGCGGCTGGCGTTCGCGATCCGCGAACCGGAAGCATTGTGACGGGTCTCGACACCAACTGGCTGTTGGTCTGCCGTCCAGGCGACCAAGGGGCCAAAACTGTGATGGTCGGCTACCTAGCCGGCACGGGCCGGGCGCCGAAGATTCGATCGTTTGTCTTGGATCGCGGCCAGTGGGGCTTGGGCTGGGATATCAGCTTTGATATCGGGGTCAAAGCCTTAGACTTCCGCGCGATGTACTTCGCGACCGGCGCGTCGTAATTGTCATTCGGTCATTCATGCGGCTGGCAATCGTGCTAGCCGCCTTCCGCACAACAACACAAACCAGGAGCTATAAGACATGCCTACGATTTACACGGCTCAGGCCATCCGGCGCAACGAGCACCACGAAGTCAACGTCAACTCGGCAGCCGCTGCGTACAATCCCGGCGATATCGTCTTGAACTGCATCGGCGATGGTCGCGTTGGCATTGTTGCCGGACTTGAAGCCGTTGCAAGTGGCGATCCGGTGACGTTCTATGTGACCGGACAGTATGACGTAAACTGCGCGTCGGGCACGACGTTTTCCGCTGGCGATGCGGTGTTCTGGGACGATAC